TAATACTGTCACTCACTTACTTCTCCGGCATCACTTCTGATGGGGTGGATGACGAGGGATCAGCGGCAACAAGCTCCAGAGCTTGTCGAATCGCATCAGCACCGTAGTACTCGATGATCTCGCGTAGCACCTCGGGGTCTGCCTCGCCGGGCACGGGAAGACTGCGCATACGGTGCTCGATAGGCTCCGTCGCGCCAAGCTGCAGAGCGAGCGCATGTGCAGCAGCATGCGTACCAGCGTTACTGGTGTACGCGTAGTCATACCCGAAGCTCGCATAGCAGAAGGGGTGCATGCCCTCGTGCTGCAGCATCACATGGCGAGCGCCGCAGATGTCGTCTTCGATCCAGATTGCCGTGGGGTAGATTTTCTCGATGGTCACGGTTTGGATGCTCATCTCTCACTCCCAGGAATAGCGTCTGATGGGGTGGCTGACTTGAACAGAGCCATGTCGTGCGCGTTTCGCTTTTCGGTCGCGGCTCTCACGTCGGCCTGCAAATCGCGGAACGGCAGGCGCGCTCGGCTCCGCTGAAGCGTGTAGCCTCGTCGCGCCATGAACCACAGAAAGCGATCGATCACGTAGGACTGGCCAGTGACAAAGTCGAGGCTGTAATGCCCGGTGATAGCGTCGGACGGGTCGGCTGGCTTCTGTAAGTCGTGCATAGCCTTGAACACGTCCTTCTGGTCGTGAAAATCGCGCAGCACATCCGGCAGGTACTTGCCGGCCTTCATCCACGCGCTCAAGGGGTCAGCCACGCTCACCTCCACGATCCGAAGCCTGACGGGCTATTTCTGCGGCGTAGATTTCACCGCAGTACATGCAGCGGGGCGCGTTCGGAAGGACGAGCATTGCCTTGGTCGAGCGGTCGCGGACACGGCCCGCAAGGATGTGCGCGTCCTTCATATCGGTAGGAGCGACATGGCTGCCGTTACAGCATCCGCACTCCGAACTCATGAGATTCATGCCCGATTCGCCAGCGCGAGTATTGGCGTGGTTTTCGCGCCCCCAATTGCCGCCCCACTTAGTTTGGCCCGGCCTGAGCGCGTAATGCCATGCGTTGCCATCCCGGTGGCGTCGTTCGTGGGCCGACCAATGAGATGTCACCCATGATCCGATGATGTTTCGCTGGTAGGACGGATGGAAGTACAGGCAAATCGGCGCTCCCCATTCCGCCGCCCGCCCGATGAACGCCAGGTCGTATTCGCCATCGTCTGGCAGCCATTTGCCATCCGAGAATCGTCGGACCTCGCCTCGGAACATGTTGGGGAGGGGGCGAAACTCATAGACGGCCTGCAACTGATAGCCGGTTGTGCCGTGATCGGCTTCCCTATCCGAAGCCTCGATGCTGATGGTGTTAGGCATGGCTGGAGCCTCCTGCATCAACGCGTTCGTAGCTCACCACGCGCCGTAGCTTCATGCGCCGCAACAGCGTATCTCCCGGCTCCGTCTTGTCACCCACCTTCAAGCGGTGCAGATAGGCAACGTCCACTTCCAGCACGCGAGACACGGCCCGCAGAGAGCCATGCTGCTTCACGAGTTCGTCAATGCGCTCAGCCAGCGTCGTCTCTCCCCCTGCTGGCGCTGCTGCTCCAAGGGTGATTGCAGCGGGAATGGCCTTGCGAAGAGTGCCGCGCAACTCATGCAATCCTACTTTCCAGCCATCAGCGACAAACACTTGGTAGGATGCCTCGACCATTGGCTCCGTGAGCCTCACCGCTGCTGCTGGAGCAAGGGAAGGGGCGAGATAAAGTGGAGAAATGACGGCTCCATCCCTTCGTTCGTCAACGGACTGTTCAGCAAAATTCCGGCTTATGAACGCGCGATCAACGTAGTGTCTGCCGCCATGGACAAGCCAAGCTACCGGCTCTCCTGCTTCACCCGCAGGAATGCTGCCGAGGGAATCATCAGTGTGTGTCGTCATTTCGGGTCCTTGACTTCCATCCGAACGGCAATCAGCACGTCATACGCGCAGATCAGCCAGCCGAGCCGCTTGTGCCACTCGTCCTTGTCTTCGATGCTGGTGAGCGGATCGTTTCGCACAGCGCGAATCATTTCAGGAGTGAGCTGTAGCGGCATCTGAACGGTGACGGGTTCACTCATGATCGTCCTTGGATTCCATGGGTGTGTGATGCGAATTGCCTTGACCTAGGGGCGTTGTCACGCCAAGGGCGGCGCGCACGTTCCAAAGAGCGGAGAGCGGGGCGCTCCACAGCAGCAGGCTCATCCACATATCGCGCTCGGCATCAGCCGGAAAACCGAAGTGCTCGCAGTAGTCGAATCGCTCCGCTGCTTGGTATAGATAGCGGCGTTGCCGCCACGCGGCGCTCGCCTTTGACCGCCGACGCATCAGCGCATCAACAGCATTCGTGCTCTCACTCATCGCTTCTGTCCTTCCCCAGACGCCCCGGGGTTGACCGCCACGCCATCGGCGCGGCGTGCTGAGCAGCACTCCTTGAGAATGGCCTCAGCGAATGCGGTCACGCGGGCGGTCATGCCAATGTCTTCTGGTAGACCGTTGAACACGTTCCCGTCGTCGTCTTTTACGTAGCAATCGAGATGTTCAACGGCGAGTTGCAGAATGCGCTCTTTAGACGGCTGCACGCCACGAGCGTCCTGTGTTTCTTCGAGCATGTGCAGGTCGGCGCTGAGCACTTCGCACCACACGACGCCCGGCTCGTCCACCTTCTCGAACTGATGCCAGCGGCCGTTTCGCGGCTCGCACATGCCTATGTAGACCAGCCGCTCGGGCTGGTTGCGCCAGTTGTACCGGCCGCCGACCTTCAAGGTTTCGCGCGTCAGCATTGCTCGGGTCCTTTCACGCCAGCAATACGCCTCGGATGCACACCGCAGTTGCTCGCCTTGTTCTGCTTGAACAGGCAGTTGTCGGCAGACGTGCACCCGTATTCGCACCGCCTTTCGTACCTCGGCGCTTGCGACGGCTGCACGCCAGAGGTGGTTTTCATTTCCGCGTCGATGAGCGCGTCGAACTCCTCGGGCTTGCCAAAGAACACGGCACCACGGCTGAAGTGAAGGCGCGCCCATTCGTAGCGGGCGGCTTGCAGTTTTTCGCGTGCCGCACTTGCGGCTGCGATCCGCGCCTGCGCCTTTTGGACGCGCGCAATCTCGTCGGTGAAGTCATCCATGAGAGTCGCCTTTCACGCCAGTAGCGCGTGCATCGTTCGTCGCGCTCGTTGAGTACGGCGCGCCCCATGCCTCGTTCGGTATGTCCGTCACGACCGGGCCTGGCAATGCCACACCATCACCGCCCTTCGCCCCGACTGATGCGACAGAGTTCATGCCAGAGGCGGCTTTGCCGATGCGCTCGTAGCTGACCACGCGCCGCAGCTTCATGCGGCGCAGGAGCTGTTCGCCCGGGTCGTTCTTCTCGCCGGATTTGAGCCGCCACAGGTACGCGGCATCGGTGCGAAGGACAGCGGCTGCCGCTCGCAGTGAGCCGTGTTGCGCGACCAGTTCATCAATTCGCTCGGCGAGCGTGATGGGCACGGTGAGCATCACGCACCTCCTTTCTGCTCACCATCATTCGTCTGCGCCCCAGAGTTCATGCCGCGAGCGGCTTTGCGCTTCGTGCCACGTATAGGCTGTTGCAGCAGGCGAGTTGCTGCCTCGTTCCCGATGGCGACGTACAGGTCTTCGTCGCTATTTCCTGCCTCGTAGAGTTCGTTGGCGATGCGCTGGTCGCGCTTCGACATGCGCTCGATGGCGGCATCTACTGGGTGCTTGTGTGTCATCGCCTAGCCCTCTGGGCGTTGGCGCATCCCTGACCAACACGTCCGCAAACTCCCGCGTATTCCCAAGCGGCCCAAATGAGCGTGACTACCGCGAATGCGATAACAATGCGGAGAAACCAATCCATCACACACCTCCTTTCGTCTGCGCCCCTGGTGAAGATGGAGAGAGGGCGGCACGAAGTGCATCGGCAGCTGTTTGCATGTCAGCGTTGATCTTCGGCAGATCCACGTCGCCGACCCTTGGCATGTAGTCGAGCGCGACCTCCAGCACAGCGAGTGCGATCTGCGCAGCATGAATGAGTGCCTGCGCTTCCCGTGCTGGCGCTGGTGATGCGGGAGGGGAGGCGAGATCGGCAGATGCAGTGAATCCGGTTGCATCCATGTTGATGTGCAAGCCGCGCGCCCAGTCCTTCGCGCCTTCGCGATTCCGGTCCAGAAGAATTCGCGCGATTTGGTAGTTCGCCTCGGCCAGCGCGCCGAGCAAGTCGGCTGCACGCAGCATGTTGTCGGCGCGTTCGTCCTCAGGGTTTTCGCCGTGCAATTGCGCCGCATCGTCACCGAGACATGCGATGACGGCTTCGATGTCCTCGCGATCGATCAGGCGAGGTTTGCTCGGGAGCTCCTCGTCCTCGCGTTCGCTGCCGATTCCTTCGGTGGCCATAAATTGAGCGTGGTCGTATTGGGCTTGGTTCATTGGGCTGCACCTGGCGATGGGGGAGCGGCGGCGATGGCGTCCGAGTACATCGCTATAGCGCAACCGCGCGAGCGATGGCGTTCGGCTCGCCGCTCGTATGTGTCATCGGGGTCGATGTCAGCCAGCCGGGATACGTGAGCCGCAGCGGCTTGAATCATCTCCTCGGTCGGCTCTTTCGGCACAAGCTGGTAGCCTTCGGGGATCGCTACCGGGGATGCCTTGCGTTCCAGATGCTCGAGAAGCATGAACACTGTGTGGTGTTCGGGGTCGAAGCCGTGTCGCTCCAAGATCGGCCGGAGCTTGAGGTCTTCATCTTGAAGATGGCGCAACAGGTTGTCCCGCCCCTGTTCGGCGCGCTCAATTCGCGCGAGCAGGTCTGCGGCGTCCGGGGATGAGGCGCGGGCGGCTTGCCACGCGGCCCAAGTCCAAGCCGTTGCGCTATGGCAGTAGTAGCCAGTTCGCTCATCGCCTCCGTAGACGATCCACGACCCGGGGTAAAGAATGCCGCTCATCTTCTGAATCGCCCACTTCTCGAACTCTTCTCGAAGGACTTGCTCTTTTGCTGATTGGTCGGCCATGGGGTGATCCTTGGGTTAGGCAGCTGCCGTTGACTTGGCGCGGCGTGCTTCGCCTTCTTTCTTCAAGCCGGTGCGCACGTTGGATGGAAGGCATGACCACAGGGCGACCTTTTGGTCGGAGTCGAGGTTTTCGGCTTCGATGCGGTCGAACGCAACGCCGACGCCGCTCTCCTCTGAGTTGAAGATGTCCGTCACTTCATTCGCGAGATCGCGCAAGTAGTTTTGCTGCTCGATGTCCAGCGCGGCCATTGAGCCCATCGTCGCGGAGCTGCGGAAGGATGTCGTTTCCGTGTTGGAAATGTCTGCAAGCCCTTCGCCGCCTTCGGTGTTGAGGAAGTGGACTGCGGTGTCCAGGCGGTCGGTTTTCGGCCAGAGCTTGTAGGCGCGCTTGATGACCGTTTTCTTTGTCATCTCGCCTTCGTCAGTGACCCACGGACACTTCTTCTTCTTTTCGACCCACGCCTTCCATGCGCTTGACCGGTCGCGGATGTCGTAGACCTCATCGATGCTCATGCACGTTGTGAGGTAGTCGCCGTCACGGGTCTTGACCACCACGTAGACCCCGACCACCGGGCCACGATCCTTCGCAAAGGGGTTACGGTTGTGAAGGGGCGGTTTGTCGAAGCCGTTCAGCTCGAAGCGGTCCTGCTCGTAGACAAGTTCCGCTTGCCCCCACATGATCGAGCCCGACGAGATTGCAAGGTCCAGCAGCCCCATGTAGCTGATGTCGAGGCAAATCTTCCCGTCGCGGGGTACGAGGTACGCTTGCCGCTTCGCGGGGTTCAGGCTGATGCCAATAGCCGCGACGTTGGTAACCGCGTTGATGACGGACTGGCGGTTATCCATCGCCACGCGCATGGCGTAGTCGTTTGCCGTCACGATCTGGATGGCGAAACCGGCCTCGCGCTCGAAGTTCAGCGCGCCGCCGGACATCTTCTCGAAGCGCTCGCGGGTAGAGTAGATGTCGTCTTGGATGATTTGCAGGCTGTTGCTCACGCTTGCTCCTTGTTCAGGTCTTTCAATTCCGGCTCGGGGTAGTAGGGCTCACCGAAACTCGTTAGCCAGCCTTGGCCTGAGCAGTTTTCACAGGGCATGGCGGTCGGGAAGGGCAAGTGGGCTTCCACGTAGTCCAGAGTTGCGACAACCCCGCGCCCATCGCACTCCGGGCATTGATGCAGTTCGTCCATCACTTCACCATCAGCGGAACGACAATCGCCGCCACGCAAACGCCGATGGCAAGAGCCCAGACAATGTCGGACCAGCGAGTGGTGCGGGTTTCTGTTTCCGGCGCACGACGGGCCGGACACTCTCTACCTTGATGGCAATCGCCGTGACAGCAGATCGGCTCGTTCATTTCGCGCTTCCTTGCATGCGCCTTGGCGCGTGAACTTGATCCTCGTAGGGCTGACCAGGCCGACCCCAGCGAGGTTCGCCGCCTTTCAACAGCGCCCGATCGCCCAGCGCATACACACTGGCAAGCCACTTCTCGGCGTTCTTGCGATACACCTCCTTGGGCACGTCCTTGCTCTTGAACAGGCGCAGGGCCTTCTTCACGAGCGACAGAGGAGGGCGCTTCACGGCCGGCGCGCGCCGCGCGAGCGAGAGCTTCGGACGCGTCATTTCTTCTTGCTCCCCATCTGTTCCAGCTTCTTCGGGAGGAAGCCGGTGCCTTGGTCGTTTGGATCAGAGGCGAGTCCGCGCCATGGGGCGTCCTGCACCATGCACGAGGTTGCAGGAAAGCTCGCGAAATGCCATGCGTTCCCGGTCCAGAGCTGCAAATAGATTTCACTTGGGCTGTATTCGCGCTCATATAGCCCGTGATGAGCAGGCTTCACGTCGCCAGGAAACCAAGGCGTCAGCTTCGGCGTGTGCTTCACGTCAGTCATGCAGCACCTCCGCGAGCTTTGAGCATGGCGTCGGCCATCGCGTAGCAACGCACGGCCATGTCATCGACCGTGATAGAGGTTCCGGTTTCTCCGAACTTCATCACCATCGCCTTCGCTGCGAAGTAGTCGCGCAGCGTCATGCCCGGGTACTGCGAGGTGTACGGACCGTCTTGGTAGCTGGCCGTCGGGTCGCCTGTGCTGACAGGGAACGCAGGGCCGCCGTCGTTGATTTCGCTCATGCCCCTAACCTTTCTTCCATCTCTTCGATCAACTTTGTTTCGATCTTGTCGAGGAGGTCGCGATTCAGCATTTCGAGGATGTCGCCTTTCGCGATGCAGGCAGTTAGCCTCGCATCAGCTGGATGTGGGCGGCTTGTCTCTGTTGCTGCCTCGGGGGGATCGAACTCAAACGTGCATTCAAGCTCCACGCCATAAAGATTGATCGTGGTTCTCATGTCTGTTTCTCTCCGTGGTGAATGTCGGGAATCAATACAAAGAGCAGGTAGGTGGATGCCGGGCTTGATTCCGGCTGCCGAGGGTCTGCGAACACCTCGGCTCGGGCCGCTCCGCAATGCACGGCGTTGATCGCAGTGACGCCATGCAAATCGGTTAAGACCCTTTCGTTTCCTTCAACGCCGATCCACCTATCTGCTCTCTCCAAAAACTTGTTCATCAGGAAATAACCACTCGACTACCCCGGCTCTGCGGGGCAGGGAGGGTGGTTACTCGGAGACGTCCTTAAGCTGCTTCGCGAGAGAAGCGCATTGGGCCTTGACGTACTCGATGTCTCGGTACGTGGAGTCAGGAAGGTAGGAGCGGTTGTATTGAATTGCGGGGCAGACATCCCATGCATGACCGCAATCGAAGCCGTACCAATGACCGGAGTCGTCGCCCCAGAAGGCTTCACCCGAATAGGTGATGCCGCCATGGACATTGAACAAGCCGCCCGCGCTATCGTGTTCGTGATCGAGCAGGAACCAGCCACCGAACAGCGGACGAGTTGGCGTCTTCGTGATCTGCGCGCTGTAGCTCACGCCGTGCAGCGGGTGACCGAACGGAATCTCGACGTAGCCGCAAAGATGACCGCTTGAGCCATGCCGAACGATCGCGCACGCGTAGCCCGTTGCTTCATCAATCCAGCCAAGCTGATCGACCTCGTTCATCCACGGGCCGTCGGGCCACTTGCTCTTGTCGATCGCCATTCACTCTCTCCTTTAAGGTTGGCTCCCCGATGGGGTGGGGATGGAGAGATTATTAGGCGAAGCCTTATCGAATGTCAAAGGCAAAGCCTTACATAACAGTAAGGTATTGCCGAATAATCTGGGCGTAGGCGGAAAAAAGCCACCCGAGGGTGGCTATGGAATCCGGCTCAGGAGGAGGGGAGCGGCCGGAGCGCTAGTAGGTCACTCGCACCTGAATGTGACTGTCGTGATCGCGTTCGCAGGGAATCCGAGGTCGGTCCGCTGTTCTAGTACGACTATTTGCTTGCGCAGCTGCGCGCACTTCTGATTGGCGCTCAAAAGAGCCATCTCGGTAGAGGCTGTCTGACCGCCGCGCGCAGGTGAGGCGTTGGCAGAAACTCTGTAGGTGTCGAGCCCAATGCTTAAGGGCTCGCTCTGCCAGGCGCATGCGGCTAGAAACGGTGGTATGGCAAGGATAAGGGCTTTCACTTGCAGATCATCCGCCAGATGTACTGCTTGTAGGTCGGGTCATAGACCTGGAACTGCCGGCAGGTCTTGCCCTCGGTCGGAGACAGCTTCGGAGATCCACTTTGAGGGATCAGAGGGGGCGCGTACGGGCACGTCTCTTTCGGGCAAAACGGCTTCTTGTCCAACTTGTTCTCACATATGGCGCGCACCTGACCATTGAGACACATGCAAGTGCAGTCCGCGTGAGCGGCAAAGGGCACCGCCAAGGCAAGCCCCAAAATGAGTTTGCGCATCTCTCCCCTCCATCTTCACGGCACCGCCGTCTCAGCGGTGCCGCAATCTTCCCACACGGCCTAGCCGATGTCACCGGGCCGGAACCTGGCGCCAACCCTTTCCCTTGAGGCAGGCGTTCTGGACAATGGCGGCCTGCAGCACCGATACGTTCCCATTGCCGAAAGCCTGGGCGGTGCAGTAGCCGTGGTCGGTGTCGAAGTCGTCCTGAGTCGCGCCTTTCTTGTACCAGACCCATTGCTGATCAGACTCAGAGGCACACCCGCAAAGCGCGGCGACCAGGACGAGCGCCGCAACTCTCATAGTTTCCCTCTCGTTTGGAATTCGATGACGCGACCGATGACGCGCATGGCTGGATCGTCAATCTCGATTGTTGGATATGCCGGATTCAGGGCGCGCAGAAACCACCTGCCGCCGTCGGTGGTGAGCTGCTTGAACGTAGCCTTCTGGGTCTGCACGTCCTTGGCGATCACGTAGTCGCCTGGGCCAGCCGCTCGCCCGGGGTCCACGATGATGATCGTTCCTTCCGGAAATGTGCGCTGCCCGGGGATGGGATTGGTCATGCTGTCGCCGACCACGCGGAGAGCAAACGCGTTTTTGCCCGGCAGGCTGTCGAAGGCAAGCGCCCAATCGTCGGCTTCGCCGGGATAAAACTGATCCTCTACGTCCTGCCACAGCCCTGCCTGCACCCAAGAAATGATGGGCACACGGCGATGCGACTCTGCCTGTTGCACGTTCTGCTCCTCCGTGAAAGCCGTCAAGCCCCAATGAGCTGGCCCTGCAACATCGGAAAAGTAGGCCCAGAGCTGCTGCAGCTTGCCCTTATCGACGGTCCCGCGCTTGATCCAGTCCTGAACGGATGGCGGCTTGACACCGAAGTGCCGCGCGAGGTCGGCCTTCGTGACCCCCTTTTTTTCAATCGCGGCGGCGATTGCATCACCAAGAGCTTTGCCAGTAAGCATTGCCTTATGGTGAATCCTGACCGCTGAGTAAGGCAATTCCTGTTGCATTGAGTTAGGCTTGGCCTTATAGTGAGGCAATGTCTAATGAACGCGACCAGCACTCAACGGGCCATCTCGCCCTGATCCGGGCTGCCGGGATCGTGGGCGGCCAACGTGCGCTGGCCCGTAAGTTGAGCGTTGAAGCTCCCACCGTGAATCAATGGGCCAAGCTGAAGCGCCCCATCCCCGATGAGAAATGCGTTGGCATCGAGCTGGCGACTGAAGGCGAGGTCGCTTGCGAAGAACTCGCGCCCGAGCGGCATTGGGTCCGCGTACCAGATCGCAAATGGCCGCATCCAAAGGGTCGTCCACTGATCGATCACGCCCCTGCCGCCAACGACAGCGAACACAAGACAAGGGCGTGACGTGAGCAGCGAATCCACCATCGAACTGCTCGCGGAGGCTCTTTGCGAGCTGCGCGCTATCCATGCGGCGCTTGAGGAGCGACTCGGAAGCCGAGGTTCGACTCCTTGGACGCCTCCGCAATGGCCGCAATCCACAACTGCGGCACATGGAACGTTACTTCCTTCCCGCCCACTGACGGTTCCTTCGGAGTCAGGCGAACAAAGCCCGACCCCATACCGCTCACCGACGTGCACAGCAGCGCCCGCGATGACTCTTGCCCAGACTCTTGAATCTCTTGGGACGGAATCGCATAGCGCTCCAACGGAACTCCGTCGATGAAGTACACAAGGAAATATTGCATGAGTGCCCCCTTCCGTGGGACGCGAGTTGAGGAACCCGCATTTTCCCCAGAAGGAGGGCGCTCGCCCCAACCCCCCAGCAAGCCCCACTGCGCCCATCGCAGTGTCGTCTCCAACCTCCTCCAGGTAGGGCTTGCTTTTGGCTCGATTCGTTCGAGCCGCTTTTATTCCGAAAGGCGGGTGCTTGTTCATGGCCTGCAGTCTCTTGTTTTTTTCGACTAAACCGAAGTCAACGAGCGTCAACCATGGACAACCATTCGCAACGAGAGATGCCCTTTCTGGCCGAAATGAAGGGGCCACAGGAAGTGCCAATCGAATTCATTAAAGCATGCAAGTCGGAGCTTGAGGCTCTGAACCTGTGCATGAACCTGTCAAACCTCTCGGACGACGTGATCCGCGAAAAGCTGGGCGGGATCGACAAGGGCCACTTCTCGCGAATCCGCAAGGGGCGTGGCAACTTCCCGCCGAACAAGCGCGTTGCGCTGATGAATCTATGCGGGAACCTCGCCCCGATTCAGTACGAGGCCTGGCGCTTGGGGCGCGAGGTTGTAGAGCGCTCTAAGGACGCGCAAATCCGTGAACTACGCCAACGCCTGATGGCACTGGAGGCCGCATGACATCGCCATTCGAGAATCTTCGCATCAACTTCGACCCGAAATACCTTGAGCCGCTCTGTCGATTCAAGGCGGTGCACGACATTCGCTACTACCTGAACGGCATCTACGTTGAGCGCGCCCCTTTGGAGCTTGGTGGCGTCTATCTCGTAGCGACTGACGGTCACACCATGGCCGTGATCCACGACAAGAGCGGAAGCATTGCTGGTGCCGACAGCGCAATCATCAGCATCACCCCGCAAGCGGTGTCAGCGGCGAAGGCATCTCAATCTCGTAAGCACGTTCTTCTGAAGCATCGCGTCTTGGTACAGGGCACTCGGCTTTTGATTGCACCTGACTTTGACTGCGCTGCGGAACTCTACATCCAGCCTGGTCGCTGCAACATCGAAGGGAAGTTCCCCAATTGGCGTGGGGTCATCCCTGACTTTTCCAAGCTCAAGGAAGCGCAGATCACGACCAACTGCGTGAACGCGAACTACCTCGCTCGGCTCGCTGGGCTGACGAACGACAAGTACGGAAGCGGCATCACGCTTTGGCAAGACGATCCGCAGAAGGCGATTGTTTGCCAGATCAGCGGCTTGGAGGAAATGGTCGTCTTCGTCATGCCCATGAAGCTCAATACAGCCGGGTTCCAGCGCGGCATGTTTCCTTACCTCTCTGTTTCTAAAGCTGCGGAAAAGACCCCCGAGCCAACACCGGAGTCCGCATGAACGTCTGGAACAAGCTGCGCGCCCTCTTCATCAAGCCCACTCCCGAGCCCGAGCCCGCCAACATCACCTGGCCCGAGGAATTCGAGCGCTTGCGCCAGATCAGAGCTGCCAACGATCCCAAGAGAGAAATCCTCGCCCTTCCAGTCAAGGAGATGTGAGATGGGTAGCTCTGGAGGCAACAGCCACGGCACGGTGCCGCAGTCGCCGAATTGGTCGAATCGTCCATTTAGCGCTCCGGTACTCCAGCGAGCCTTTTGCGGGCGGTGCGACCGAAGCTGTGAGCAAGCCACGCGCTGCCCCCACGGCGATCGTTGTGGGCGCCCTGATGTTTCTGGCGCGAAGGAGTCCTGACATGTCCCTCTCTGCTTCTTCGCCGCCAACCCGCTCCATCCCCCAGCGTGCAGAAGTTTCCTCTTCTGGAAGCTCTGCGGCATGTGAGAAAGAACAAGAAGTTCCTGTCGGTCAAACACTGACAGACGATCAACGCGAGGAAGCCATTCGAATTGCTGCTGGCCTCGTCGAAAAGCACATGGCTGCATGGGAGAAATCCGGCTGCTTTGCAGATCGGGGGAATGCGGATCGAGCCCGAGTGTTGATGGAGCAATTGATCCGTGGGCGTTCTCCTGAGTACGTGGCTCGCATCGAGCGCGAGCGGGGGCTGCTGTAGTGAGCTACGGTTTCGTCTACTGCCTCGCCAACGCAGCAATGCCAGGTCTTTACAAGATCGGGCATACGAAGGGTTCTCCACACGCTCGTGCGGAGGAGCTTTCCCGCTCGACGGGGGTGCCAATTGAGTTCTATGTCGTCGGATACATCGAGATCGATGATCCGCATTGGTGGGAGCAAAGATTCCACGAGCACCTAGCTCGATTTCGAGCAAACGATAGACGCGAATTCTTCAGGTGCCGCGCCTCGGACATTGCGCCCCTGTTTCTTCGTAATGAATACGCCGTAGCGATCCATGACGCGGACTTCAGCCCCTGCGCATATCAGGAAGAGGGCATCGATGTCAACAAACTGCCCAGCCCTTACCGTGCAAATGGCTCCCTCATTTCGCTTCGGGCTGTGGAGGTCTGATGCGCGATTACGGAGCCGTATCACCGAAGTTCTGGACAGGCGGAACTGGCAAAGCCCTGCGCGGTGATGCGCAAGCGCAGCTCGTTGCCCTGTATCTGATGACGAGCCCGCACGCCAACATGATTGGCGTCTATTACTGCCCGGTCGATTACATCGCCAAGGAGACAGGGCTATCAATAGAAGGGGCTTCGGAGGCCCTTCGAAGGCTCTCCAAGGAAGACTTCTGCACTTATGACGCTGAGGCTGAATGGGTGTTCGTTCACAACTTCGCCGCGAACCAGATTGGCGAGTCGCTGAAGCCTGACGACAAGCGAGTTAAGGGCATCGCAAACGAGATCGCGAAGGTTCCAAACGGCCTTTGCCTGGCTGCTTTCAAGGCCCGATACGCGTCTGCGTTCCACATTCCCGCAAGCCCCTCCGAAGCCCCTTCAGAAGCCCCTTCGAAGGGGCAACAGAAGCCCCTTCGAAGCCAGGAACAGGAACAGGAACAGGAACAGAAGCAGGAACAGAAAGGGGCCGCGAAATCGCGGCAAACCTCCATGCCTGTCGGCTTCGCAATTTCCGATCGAGTTGCCGAATGGTCGGAGGGTAAGGGGTACTCGTTGGCCTATCGGGATGCCAATTTCGAGTCGTTCATGTCCTACGTCAGACGCAAAGGGCCGAAGTACATCGACTGGGACGAGGCGTTAATGACCGCGATCCGCGAGAACTGGGCGAAGGTGCCATCGCCAACCGATCACCGGTCGGCACAGCTGGCTTCTGCGGCATGGGCGGGGGCGAAATGACCGAAGTCATCACGCAGGAAATGCTCGACTCATACACCTACGAGGAAGAGTTCCGAGCCAAGGTTTGCTGGCCTACCGACTATCTGGACAAGGTCAAGGCGAGACTTGATCCACGCTCGGAGCGGGCTCAACACCCTTCGATGCTGATGTCCAAGGCTAGGGGACTGCAGTTCCGTCCGAGCGAGGTCACGGCGTGGCTTGGGTTTAACGGGCATCGCAAGTCGATGTTCACCAGCCAGGTAGCAGTAGAGCTCGCGATGCAGAAAAGGCGAGTGCTCATGGTCTCGCTGGAGATGGACCCGGCCGACACGTTGACCCGGATGGTGCGCCAAGCCTCGGGAAGCAGTGAGCCGAGCGAAGCGGTCATCACGCACTTCCACAAGTGGGGTGGTGGCAAGCTGTGGATGTTCGATCACGTTGGACGCCTGTCTGTCGAAAAGGCATTAGCGCTGTGCCAGTACTTCCGCATGGAGCATGACGGAACGGATGTTTTCCTCGACTCGATGATGATGATCTGCGCCAGCGAGGAACGTTTGGACGAGCAGAAAGCTTTTTCCACCGGCATCGTGCGGCTGGCACAAGAGACTGGGCTTCACATCCATGTCATCACCCATTGCCGCAAGCCGGACAAAAACGGGGAAGCATCTCTTCCTACCCGCTACGACATCCGTGGTTCTGCCGCAATCAGCGACCAGGCGCACAACGTTGTCGTGGTGTGGATGAACAAGGCCAAGTACCAAAAGCTCGAAGAGAACCCGAACGACCTTGAGGCACACGCCGAGCCTTGCGCTGTGGTGAAGGTCGACAAGCAGCGCAACGGAGCATGGGAAGGAAAGATCAAGCTATGGAACCACGCTCCGAGTCTGCGGTTCTGCGAGGACCGCACGACAGCGGTTCAACCCTACGCGTTCCTGAAGGCCGCATGAGCGCTGAATCAAATCGCCTGCGTATGCCCACGGTTGCCCAGTGGGTCGATGAGCTGAGAGAGCAGGGATTTCAACCCAAGGTGATTTGGGCCAAAGAGAACGGATACGAGGTCGGCAAGAAACCTGAATACGAGGAGATGAAATGAAAGTCCATCGTCCTGAGACCATCGAAACCCTGCGCTTAGTGGCTGGTGTGGATCACATCACCACTCGCGAGATCGCGAAGGAGCTGCGCATCACCGTCGATATCGCGAAACGCCGCATCGACAACCTGCACATGCAGGGGTTTGTGGAGAGTCATGGTTACGTGCGTGGACTGCCGGTCAAGTACTCGGTCACGGCCAAGGGGCTGAGCATGCTCCGTTCGATCGATGCGAAGCCTGAACCGGGAGACTTCCCAACACCTCGCATTCCGATCAGCAAAGAGCCATACATCCCGCCGCAATGGAACATCCGCGCTGGCGGAAGGGACCATGAAGCCATCCACTCGCGGGGAATTGCATGAGCGACCTCCAACCAACCTTTCAAGGCGCTTTGTGGTTTAAGCGTTGGTCCGACAGCAGCACGCAAGGTGTTCAAGTTACCTTCGCGCTTTCTGACGCCGACGAACTAGAGCCTCTGAAGACAAAGATCGGCAAGCGTTTCGCGTGCGTGCTGATTGAGATCGGGGATGACGAGAAGCCTGTTCCGTCGATGTTTTCGGATCGGCGCGGCCCCTATTGCCGCGAGGCATGTGACCTTTGCAAGAACAAGCTGTTCCTGATGTGGATCACGACGCAGGGCGTGAACCCGTGCGACGAAGAGCGGGCAAAGCAGTGGCTTTTGAAGCAGTGCGGCGACATTGGCTCTCGAAAGGAGCTTGATTCCAATCCACAAGCGGCCGAGCTGTTCATCAGCCAGGTGCGCGTGCCCTTCATGAAGTGGCAGCGGTCCACCGCTCGCGCCCAGGACAGGGCAACGACATGAGAGTATCCAAAGTCATCTCAGTTCTGCGGCGGCGTGATGAATGGCTTGCCGAGAAGCTTTTGCAAATCGCCGACAGCAACCCTAAAGCGGCTTCCTGGCTAGAAGAGGAAAAACGAGCCATAGAAGTCGCGATTGAGATTTGCGGCAAAGAGCTTGCGCGCAGGCATATCGAGTTGATGGAGCAGCGCCTGTCGGATGAAGAGGCTGCGAGGCTGCAAGCATGAAGCCCCGCCTTCAATACAGACTGGGCTACTGGTGGTGCGGCAATCCTTCGCTGCCTAGGGCCTATTGGGCGTGCGCATTGACCCCAAAAGACGCCTTCTATCTGTGGGAGCAGTGCAATGCGTAGGGCTGCCAAGGTGGACGCCAATCAGGACCAGATCGTGTCGGCGCTGCGAGCTGCCGGCGCGAGCGTTCAGAGCTTGGCGGCCATCGGCAAGGGGTGTCCTGACCTGTTGGCGGCTCGGGCTGGAAAGATGTTCCTGCTCGAAGTCAAGGACGGCAAAGCGGAGCCGAATGAGCTGCAGAAGCGCTGGCACATCGCCTGGAACGCGGAAGTACATGTAGTGCGCAGCCCTGACGAGGCCTTGCGCGTGGTGGGAGTGATCGCATGCTGAATCGGATTAACGCTCGTGAACGGAAACACCTGGCACGCGTGAAAGAGCTTCCTTGCTCGGTCTGCGATAAGCCTGGACCGTCCGAGGCTCACCACATCAAGCAGGGTCGCCAGTACCTGTGTGTGGCCTTATGCGAAGACTGCCATCGTGGCAGCCGCAACGGATGGCATGGCGATCGTCGCATCTGGTCCGTGATGAAGATGGACGAGATGGACGCGCTGCAGGTCACATTGCAACGGCTGCTACAGCATTGATGGAGGCCACATGACAGCCTACTACAACGAGATCGATGAATGGGCGGCGGCCTTGCTTCGCGAATTGATAGCGGCCGACGAGATACCGGCTGGAGAGGTAGACACCAGGAGCATCGAGGATGTCCGAGCAGCTGACCTTGTGGGATTCCGACAGTGTCATTTTTTCGCCGGCATTGGCGGATGGCCCCTTGCTTTCAGGCTTGCTGGAATTCCAGACGATGCTCCGGTCTGGTCAGGGTCTTGCCCCTGCCAGCCGTACTCCGTCGCTTCAGTTGCTCATGGCGGAGCGAAAGGCCAAGGCGATAGCCGCCATTTGTGGCCGGTCTTCAGCTCTCTCATCCGCGAGCGTCAACCTTCAGGCGTCTTTGGAGAGCAGGTTGCGAGCGCGATTCAATGGGGATGGTGGGACGAGGTCTGCATGGACCTTGAGCCACAAGGCTACGCCTGTGCGGCGGCCGTATTGCGAGCTGACTCCTTCGGTGCCGTCCATCAGAGGAAAAGGCTCTACTGGGTGGCCCACGCCGGCGGCGCGGGACGGGAAGGACATCAGCCGGTCCGGCGCGTTCTTGGCGCAGCGCAAGCGGCACTCGCCAAGCATGGCAACCCGCTTGCTAGAGCGCGGCGCGCCTTGGGCGGTGATTACAGCGATCTACTGCCTTGCGATGGGCTATCCGTCCAGATGGAACGCCTACGCACCAAAGGGTACGGGAACGCGATCGTCCCGGAAGTCGGCGCAGCGTTCATCGAATCAGTGATGGAGGCCACATGATCCCTCTACTAGCCAACTGCGAAACCTACGAGATCTGGGAAGGTGAAGTCCTGATCTATTCGGACGACATGACCCGCCAAGAACCTCTGCCCGAACTCCCTGCGGAAGTCTGGAGCCGAGAGGTTTTTGATGCTGATAGGGCTTGGAGGGCTACGTTGATTGCTTGCAAAGGAACGACATGAGCACGAGAACCATCATCGAGATCAACCACGATTACATCAGCAGTGTGCGGACGTTGGCTGACATGCACGATCTTCTTCAGAGGCTTCCTTCTTCGGAAGTAACTGGCCAACTAAATCGAAATGAAGGTAAGCCGGTCATCTGGAACGGCAATCCCGCGATCCGCATTCTCGGCCAGCGGCACCACAGCGAGCCCGAATGGCTGCAGCCCTGTTCGCCTACCCGAGAGGAGTTGGCGAGTTTGTTGGCGGCGCTGCACTTCGGGCAATACAACACAAACGACGACGAAAAGCAATTGCGAAGCGCCATCCGGCGGGCACTGAAGAATTTCGATATCGGAACTGCAAAGTTCGTTTAATCCGGGTCCGCGCCACCCCTGACGGCGCAATAGGAGAGAGTGAATGAAACTTACGGACGAACATGGAAATTTGAGCGTGTTCCGAATCGGCGGTCTCGCCGCAGCGGCACTTGTCAGCTTGGTGATGCTGGCGACCATCTGGCCGTTCTATAGTGTGCCAACTGGTTCGCGTGGCGTTGTAACTCAGTTCGGTGCCATCAAAGGCATCGAGAACGAGGGGCTCGTGATCCTGCCGCCCTGGCAGCGGCTAGCGATCTTCAATATCCGGGCCGAAGAGGCTAACATCGACAACGCCGAGGGCAGCACCAGCGACACACAGCCGGTCAAAGTATCCATGACGGTGCGCTACAGCATCGCAACGGACAAGGTAGCCGAGGTCTATGAGAAGTACACGCACGACGGCAACCTATCCAGCTACGTCCAGACAGCGACGCAGGAGGTGTTCAAGGCGGTTACGGCCAAGTACACCGCGCCTGACCTGATCGCCAAACGCGCCCAGGTTTCCGGCGACATCGGCACTGCGCTGCGCGCCAAGCTGGCGATCTACGGGGCGCAGGTGATCAACATCGACATGCGCAACTTCTCCTTCAGCGACAGCTACATGAAGGCGATCAACGATAAGGTGACGCAGGAGCAGTTGCGACTCGTGGCGGAAAACCAGCTCAAGACTGTCGAATCGCAGCAAAAGCAGAAGGTTGCGATTGCAGAGGCCGAGGCCAGCGCCGTGAAGGCGAAGGCAGACGGTGAGGCATATGCCAACCTCAAGGTCGCCCAGGCACAGGCCGAAGCTCTAAGGGTGCAGAACGCCGCACTCGCACAGAACAAGGACGTGCTGGAACTGCGCCGCATCGAAGTGGAGCTTGAAAAGGCGCACAAATGGGATGGGAGGCTGCCGGAGGCGATCTATGCCGGCGCTCCTATTCCTTTCCTGCAGGTCGGCAAGTAGGGCTACGTATCCGCCATTCTGGCAATTGAGCAGGCTAGGCAGGAGGACTGATGCTGATGAAGACGGAAAACGACGCGATCCTTGATGACATTCTCTCCAGGTGGCACGAGCATTGCCTCGGCTTCCGTCTGGGCGCTCAGGCTGCAAGCCCGATGTTCCGAGGAGCTTTGCGGGCAAGAGGAGAGCAAACCCTCCAGGCGATCACCGAAGACTCCCATTGGTCCGGGGTGTTCAAGGCTCTGGACTTCCACGTAGGGGAGATGAAGGAGCCATGGAGGTCGGCAATTTACTGCAACGCCAGAAATTGCTACACGGGCCGGGCGGTCTGGTTTTCACCCCGCTTGCCGAGAGACGCCATCGAAAGAGCCGCTATCGTTTCTGTAGCACGGACACAACTGGTGGAAAGACTGGTTCAAGCCGGAGTAATGTGACTTGACATCTGCTCATTTTTCGATAGCATTCAATTTCGAAGGGCCAAACTCGCCCTAAAAATCCATCGCCCGCCAGATCAATCGGTCTGAGCGGGCTTTCTGTTTTCGGTGAATGCGCACGCTGATGCGCAAAGATGAACCGGGTTGCGGTGATCTCGCGGCCGACAGCGTGGAGATAGTCCAAGCCTTCTTGGGTGGTGCGCAACACCAAGCCGGAGATCAGCACCGGCCACCGAATCATTTGCCTGGGCACGAGAGCATATCCACCCGATATTCCTCCTGCTCCTCTCGTCGCCCGGCATTCAATCGAAGGAGCCGACATGCCCTTGACCAAATCCACCAGCAAGCAGGCGTTCAAGAAGAACGTCGAGCGCGAGGTTCAGGCCGGAAAACCGCCCAAACAGGCTGTCGCCATTGCGTACTCGGTCAAGCGTCAGGCCGAGAAGAAGGGCAAGAAGTGAAAAAGCTCCGCGACCTCCTTCCAAAGCGCCTTCGCGACAAGTACGCCCCGAAGAAGTGACCATGTTCCAACCCCTCAAAGACAACTTGGTCGTCCGTCTGGACGAATCCATCCCCAGTGCGGCGAAGTTCGGCTTGTACGTTCCTCCGAAGACCGATGCATGGCGTGCCAAGGACGGTGCGGTGGAGGGGGAAAACCGTGGGACTGTGGTTCGGATCGGCCCGGGCAGACGGTCAGAAGACGGGGACTTTCTCCCCATGTCCGTGCGGGTCGGGGACATCGTCCGTTTCGGGGAACTGGAATATCCGAGTGAGACCGTGGACGGTCGAAAGCACGTCCTGATCTCGGAGATGGACGTTTTGTGGGTCGAAGAGCCCGAGGAAGCGGCATGAAGATTCTCATCGATTGCAAGCTGTTCGCGGTCTTGCTGGTCATCGGCAAGGTGTGGGACGTGCGTGATGACCAATTCCAGACCACCTGCCTGCGCGTAGCTTGGCGTGGCCGACCGGTTCTGCGGCTTGGGCCTCCTCCCACCCCTGCAACGAACGCCACTCGCCCTGAGTTTGGGATGCAGTCGTGAAACCCATCGACAACATCTCCCAGTACATCGACCTGAACAAGCCTCAAGACGCTGAAGCCATTCGCTCGGCCATCCGCAAGGCCCAGGCGGCTCAAAGTCCCATCTCAGTTCGAGACGCGGCCAAGGCTGGGTATGGGCTGGAGCTGATCGCCGCACATCCTGTGGCCAGAGCCTGCGCCACCTACATGGGAAGGCAGATTCGCCCGCTTCCCCGTTTCGTCAAACAGTAATCATGGGTCGCCCAACTGACTACCTGCCCGAGTACGACGAGCAGGCGTACAAGCTGTGTCTTCTCGGGGCGACCGATGCGAAATTGGCCGATTTCTTCGGGGTGACGGAGCAGACCGTCAACAACTGGAAGCAGGCCCACCCAAGCTTTTTTGAGTCCATCACGCGAGGCAAGGAAGCTGCAGACGCCGAGATCGCTGCAGCCTTGTTCCATAGGGCCAAAGGGTATGAGCATCCAGAGGATGACATCCGCACGGTGAGTATTGCCGGGGGTGGGTCCGAGATCGTCATCACGCCCACGGTGAAGCATTACCCGCCCGACACCCAGGCGGCCAGCCTGTGGCTGCGGAATAGGCAACCCCATTTGTGGCGTGACAAGACCGAGCAAGCTCTCTCGGGTGAAGTGGCCATTCGCAGGATCACCCGGGAAGTGATCGACCCAAAAGCAAAGAGTGACTGACCTCGTCATCCAGACGCCGCGCGTCTTCCTTCCTCTGCTCAAGCCAGCGAGATACAAGGGAATACGGGGTGGTCGTGGATCTGGCAAGAGTCACTTTTATGCCGAGCTGATGATCGAGCGGCAGATCGCCGAGCAGATCGATGCGGTATGTATTCGTGAGAACCAAAAGAGCCTGGACCAGTCGGTCAAAAAGCTCTTGGAGCTGAAGATCGAGAAGATGAACGCCGGGGCCTACTTCGACGTTCAGGACAAGCGGATTCTCGGTAAGGCAGGCGGTCGCATCATCTTCCAAGGGATGCAGAACCACACCGCGGAATCCATCAAGTCCCTTGAGGGCTACGACGTGGCTTGGGTAGAAGAGGCCCAGACCATGAGCCAAAAGAGCTTGGACATGCTGCGGCCGACGATCCGCAAGCCGGGCTCTGAACTGTGGTTCTCATGGAACCCCAGGTTTGCTACTGATCCGGTCGACGCTTTGTTGTGCGGGGACAACCCTCCGCCCGATTCAGTCGTGGTTGATGCCAACTATCCCGACAACCCGTGGTTCAGTGAAACCACATTGCAAGCGGAGATGGAGTACGACAGGGCGCGTGATCCTGAGAAGTACGCCCACGTCTGGCTAGGCCACTACCAGAGAAATTCTGAGGCGCGCGTCTTCAAGAACTGGCGCGTCGAAGAGTTCGAGGCTCCTGCCGGCGTGACGTTCCGCCTAGGAGCGGACTGGGGATTCAGTATCGATCCCTCGGTTCTGGTGCGCTGCTACATCGAAGGACGAAACCTCTACGTCGATTACGAGGCTTACATGATCGGCTGCGAGATTGTGAATCTGCCAGCTCTGTTCATGTCGGTTCCGGATGCGGAGAAATGGCCGATTGTGGCCGACAGCGCAAGACCGGAAACCATCAGCCATATGCGCAGCCATGGATTCCCCAGGATTCTTCCAGCGGTCAAAGGTGCCCGCAGCCTGGAAGAGGGGATTGAATGGCTCAAGAGCTTCGACATCATCGTTCATCCGAGATGTCAACACCTGATCGATGAATTGACCCTGTACTCCTACAAGACCGACCCCATGACTGGACAAGTTCTGCCGGTGCTTGAGGACAAGAACAACCATGCAATTGACGCACTGCGCTACGCCTGTGAAGGGGTGCGGCGCGCACAGAAACAGGCCCCCGTCGTGTCGCGAGTGATCCGTCATACCCCCGCTCAATCCATGGGGTGGATGTCCTAAATGGCCAAGAAAAGCCTCATCGAAGAAGTCCGCAGCTTCATGCAGTTGTGCATTGATGCTGAAGGGACCAATCGTGCGGCTGCGCAAGAGGACATCCGTTTCTCGTCTCTTGCAGAGCAATGGCCGGCGCAAATCCGCATGCAGCGGGATTTAGATCGTCGTCCGTGCCTGACCATCAACAAGACGGATACGTTCGTCCGTTCGGTGGTCAACAACATGCGCCAGCAACGACCCAGGATCAAGGTTCATCCTGTGTCTGGTGGAGCGCAGAAGGCCGTGGCAGACGTGATTCAGGGATTGACCCGTCACATCGAGGTGTCGAGCAATGCGGATGCTGCTTACGACACGGGAGCGGACTACCAGGTTCGTATGGGATGGGGCTATTGGCGTATCGATCCCAAGTACGTCGATGAGATGAGTTGGGATCAGGAGTTGTGCATCAACCGGGTTCGCAATCCGTTCTCTGTGTACTTCGACCCATCCAGTGTCGAACCTGACGGGCTGGATGCAACTCGTGTCGCGGTGACGTACATCATGCGCAAGGAGGACTTCGAGGCGAAGTATCCGCGCAAGAAGGTGACAAGCTGGAACCTCACGGGTCCGGGCGATGACATTCCGACCAAGGATGAAATCCTGCTGGTGGAGTACCAGCGGATCGAAGAGAAGCCAGAAGACCTGATTCAGCTGTCGGATGGTAGTTCTGTGTGGGCCTCGGACTTCGACAAGGAAGAAGCCGAGGCTCGTGGCCTGATTGAGATCGATCGCCGCAGGTCGGTGAAGCGCCAGTTGAAGCAGTCCCTGCTCTCTGGGTCTGATGAACTCGAAAGCCGCGATCTCCCCGGGAAATACATCCGCGTCATCCCCGTGTTTGGGGGGGAAGTCATCGACTCGGGCAAGGTGATTCGCTACGGGATGGTGCGCCATCTCAAAGACCCGCAGAGGATGTACAACTTCTGGCGAACTCAAGAGACTGAGTTTGTCGCGCTGGCGCCGAAAGCTCCGTGGCTCATGGCCGAAGGGCAGGATGAAGGGCATGAGGATGAGTGGAACCAGGCGAACACGAAGAACTATTCGAGCCTGAAGTACAAACCCGTTGTGGGGCCCGACGGTAATACGCCGCTTCCACCTCCGCAGCGGATGGAGCCGCAGGCCATCCCCGCCGCATCGGTCAACGCTGCTCAGATGGCCAGCGAAGACTTGAAGGCTGTGGCAGGGATGTTCGATCCTGCTCTAGGTGCGCCGGGTCAGGAAACGTCCGGCTTGATGGTCCAGCGCCGACAGCAGCAATCGGACCTCTCAAACTTCCACTTCTACGACAACTACACCCGCTCCATTCGAGCTACGGGCGTGGTGATCCTCGATTTGATCCCGCACTACTACGACACCCAACGGGTGGTGCGGATCATCGGTGAGGACGGGATGCCGGATTCGGTCACGATCAATGAACGGGCTGTCGGCAAGGTCTTGAACGACGTGACGGTGGGCAGGTATGACGTGGTGATGGACACCGGCCCGGGCTACGACACGAAACGCCTAGAGGCGCAGGAAATCCTCACGGAACTCGCCAAAGCCTTCCCGCAGCTCATGCAGGTTGGCGGTGACTTGATCCTGAGGCAGATCGATGCGCCGGGTGTAGATGCACTGGCAGACCGTCTGGCGGCAATGATCCCCGCAGCTCAGATCGACAAAGAGCTGCCGAAGGACATGGACCCGCAGGTCAGGAAGTTCGTCGCCGGGATCATGCAGCAGCTCCAAGCAGCCAAACAGGTTGTTCAACAGCTCACGATGGAGAAGCAAGCCAAGGTCTTCGGCATCGAACAGAAGGAACACGCGGTCACCGAGCGCGAAATGCTTAAGGAAGACGCCGAGACACAACGTCTGCACACGAGAGAGGCGGCCGAGACGCATCGCGAACTCTTACGCCTGCATGCTGACGAATCGATGAACACGCAGGACAACCACACCAGCCTGACTGAGACAGTCATGACGCTGGAAACAAACAAAGAGCTGGGCCGAATGAAGGCCCAGCAGCACGGGGTGCCGAACAACAACCGACCCACGAATCAGAAATAGACGAATAGCGCACGTCACGCGCTAAACCGCTGCCAGTCGGCCTACTGGCGAACCCGCCCTGAGCAATCACGGCGGGTTTTTTCGTTTCTGGAACGTTAAACCATGCCCGAAGCCACCCAAACGGCGACTACGAATGACGCACGTCAAGCGTCGATGTCTCGCGTGCAAACGCATGACACCGTTCTAGCCAATCTCGCATCGCAAGGGGCCGCGTCAGAGCCTACCGAAGAGAAATCCGAGGTCGAGAAAGACAAGGACGGGGGCGAATCCAAGCCCAAAAAGACCGCGCAGGAGCGCATTCAGGAGCTTGCAGCCAAACGCAAGGAAGCCGAGGCAGACGCCGAAGCCGCCCGACGTGAAGCCGCAGAACTGAAAGCACGCCTGCAAGCTCTTTCCGCTCAAGCCACGCCTCTCGAGGACAGCGGGAAGCCTCTTCGCTCACAGTTCGCAACGGACGATGAATACATCGAAGCCCTTGCGGACTTCAAAGCGAAGCAGGCCATCGCCAAACGAGAGCAGGAACAAGCGCAAGCGCGCGCCGAAGCCGAAGAGGCCGAACTCGCGTCTACGTGGAACCGTAGGCAAGAACAGGTAATGAAGGCTCTCCCCGATTACGCGGAAGTTGTCGCGAAGTCGGAAGTTTCCGTGCCTCCTCATGTCTATCGGGCCATCCTGGAAAGCGACCAAGGGCCGCAGCTCAACTACTACTTGTGCCTGCATCCCGAGGAAGCCAAGCGCATCGCGCAGATGCCGCCGATTCGAGCCATCAAGCACCTCACGGCGCTGGAGCGCGATCTCGCGGCTATCGAGCAGGAAGAGGAAGCGGTCGAAGTGGACAAGGACAAGCCCAAACCGCAGAAATCGAAGGCTCCGCCTCCTATTGATCTGCCCAAATCGACGCCCTCTGCTACTCCGTCTACGACGAACAGCTACGAGGAATACAAGAGGCGACGACAGGCCGAACAAAGGAAGTAGAGCCAGTCACCCACCGAAGGCCCGAAAGGGCCTTTTTGTTTGGACTGGATAGGAAATGGCAAACACTTTGCTGACCATCAGCGACATCACCAATGAAGGGTTGATGATCCTGGAAAACGAGACTGTCCTCGCGGACAAAGTCAATCGAGAGTACGACGACCGCTTCGGCATCGACGGTGCAAAGATCGGCTACACGGTGAACCTGCGTCGTCCGGCGCGCTTCACGGTGTCAGGCGGTCCAGCCCTGCAAGTGCAGGACTTCGTGGAAACGTCCACGCCTGCGACCCTCACCAACCAAGCGCACATCGATACGCAGTTCATCACGTCAGATCTGTTGCTGTCGATGGACATGTTCTCCAAGCGTGTCCTCAAGCCCAAGATCGCGGCGCTGGCGAACAGCGTGGACGCCACGCTAGCCAACGTGATGCGGATCAACACCGCGAACATCGTGGGCACTGCAGGTACGTCTCCCACGACGCTGGCTCCGTTCCTCACGGCGGGTGCGTTGCTGGATACGGAAGCTGTTCCCCGTGACGGCGAGCGTTGCGCAGTGCTGGATCAGTTCAGCCAAGCCTCCATGGTCGGTTCGCTGACTGGCCTGTTCAACCCGCAGATTGCGATCAGCGAGCAGTACAAGAAGGGCTTGATGGCGCGTCAGACGGTTGGTGCTGACTGGTACATGGACCAGAACATTTCCAGCCAGACGTTCGCCACGCTGGCCGGCACGCCGCAGTACGACAACACCCAAACCTCGTCGGCTCTGCTGACCACGGGCTGGGCTGATAGCGGTACGTTGGGCACCAAGGGGTGGACGGCTTCGACGGCCATCCTGAACGTTGGCGATGTGATCTCCATCGCTGGCGTGAACATGGTCAACCCGCAAAACCGCCAAGCAACCAACCAAGCCCGCTACTTCGTGGTCCGTCCGCCCGTGGGAAACCCGGCCAACGGCACCTTCGCGGCAGTGACGGACGTGTTTGGCAACACCACTGGCGGCACTTACACGTCGGATGGTTCGGGCAAGTGCCAGATCACGATTGCAGAATGCATCATCTCTAGCGGTCAGTTCCAAAACAGCTCTGCTGCTCCGGCGAACAGCGCAAACATTACGCTGTACGCCTCCAACAAGGTGTCTCCGCAGTCTTTGCTGTTCCATCGTGATGCCTTCACGCTGGTATCGGCCGACCTGCCGCTGCCTGGCGGCGTGGACATGGCTGCGCGTGCGGCTGATAAGAACGTCGGCTTCTCGATGCGGATCGTGCGTCAGTACACGATCAACAACGACGCTCTGCCGACTCGTATCGACATCCTGTACGGCATCGCTCCGATGTACCGCAGCTTCGCGTGCCGCGTTGCTGGCTGATGAAACAAAAGGCCCTTCGGGGCCTTTCTCTTTGAAAGGAACACATCATGTCTTCGAGCAATCCCGGGGCGGCTGTTACCACCCAAAACCAGCAAGTAGCCGCGACTGGCAACCTATCCAACGAGTGGATTCTTCTGCTCACGCCGGGCCTGACCACGACCATCCCTGCAAACAGCTCGGCGGAGATTTCCATCACTGTCACGGGCCTGCTGCTGAACGACTTCATCGAAGTCAACAAACTGAACCACGTCGCCGGTCTGAGCGTGGGCAATGCCCGCGTTTCGTCTGCCAACACTCTGGCTATCCAGATGGTGAACAGCACGGCGGCGGGCATTGCGCTGCAGGCAGCCGATCAGTATCTGGTCAGTGTGGAACGTCCGATGGCGCAGTACGTCACCAACGGACTGCCCACCTCGATCCCGACCTGATCGAAATCGCTTCAACTCAAGGCCCCTTCGGGGGCCTTTTCATTGCCTCAAGGGAACGAGATGTCAACTACCAATTTCGGCCCATCGCAAACGCTCACGACCAACCCACAGCCGATTACCGGACTGTTCGATCCCACGGGCGCGCTTCTTCAGTTGTATGGACCCGGTGGCCTGACCATCCCAACGACTATCGGGCCATATACCTACGCGAACCTTCCATCCGCAGCTTCATTTCCTGGCATAGAAGCCTTTGTCTCA